AAATTACTGCGCCATCTTCAACCATATCCTCAGAAGTCATATTCTCTAATAAAGAAATTGCAGCTTGTAGCATCAAATGGTCAGAAGTCACTCTATCTGTAGGGACATGCGCTGGAATCATAGCGTCACTATAAGATTCATATACCTCTCTATCCGAAAATTTAAATGTATAATACCATATGTCGATAAGACTATAATTACAAGTAGTACCATCAAAAAGTGTTCCACTAAATGTAAGGTGCTTATATCCCTGAACTATTGGGTCATTTAAACTGGTTTTATCTTCAGATACACTTTCACCCAAAGCCTGAAGGGAGATATAAACCGGCCAACCTTTTTCATCTAAATCTATTGTTTTACCATCACTATGAATAGGATTACAACTATCGCACTCACATCTATTTAAATAAATACGAGATAGTCCCTTATTATCACCGATATAACGCCTTATTTTTCGTATCACTATTGATTGATCTGTACTAAAATCAACCTCATTAGGATATGTAGCTCCAGTAAATAATGTGGGAGCACTACCCTGTGCAGCATTGGATAAAGCACTTTCCATGTTTTCATCTCTATAATAAGATGATCTATACCAATTATCAGGAGTACCAGTTATGTCATCGTAAGTATATTCGGATTGACCAGGCATGAGTGTTACATAAGCCAAATGAGAATAAGTACCATCAGCAGAATCCGACCTATATATTCTTATGTAAGAATATAACAATAGTACATTTTCTATATCAGCAACTTGTATGGTTAGTCTTATCATAAACTATATCACCCCACCATCGGTTATAGTCCAATTATAAGTCCCGGTTAAAACAGATCTTGCAGTGGATGGCGCACCATTGATATATCTTGCATCACCAAAATGAGCTGCGACATTAGACCTTGGAGTTGTTTGAGACGACCACCCGGTCAGTATAGCATCGTATTCAGAATTACTAATAGCATTGTTAGAACCATAGAATGTCTGGTTCATGGCTGTTACATCAACTATATCCCAGTTATGTGCCACTACACCGGTTAGATTTGGGCAGTTTCTAAACATCAATGCAAAAGTCGTAGCACTACCTGTATTCCAACCAGATATATTTCCCACAGTAGTCAGATTAGTACACCCATCACATAAAGCATAAAAGGTTGTTACATCAGCTACATCAAAACCAGATAAATCTAACGATGTTAATGAATAATCACTTATAAACATATTGGACATAACTGTTAAACTAGGAGTACTCCAATTAGACACATCCAATTCGGTAATGATATGACAATGATAAAAAGCTTCATCAGCCGTCACTAATGCGGTTGTAACCCAGTTAGATACATCTATAGTTTCTTGAGCCCAGTTATTAGCAAACATAGCATTTATACTTGTTACTAAATGAGCATCCCAGCCAGACACATCGATACCATGCAAAACATAATTATTATGGAACATCCAGTTAAATGTCGTACATTTACTTGTGTTCCAATTAGTTGTACTACCTATAGTAGTAAGTAAATAACAGTTACTAAAAGCTTCACTAAAAGTAGTTACTTCACCAACATTCCAATCTGTACAATCTAATGATGGTAACTCTCTACAATCTGTAAACGCTCTATAGAAAGTAGTAATTTTTGATGTATCCCAATTAGACACATCTAATGTATTTAACTTACGACAATTATAAAACACATAGTCAAATGCATTTATATTTCCGGTATTCCATCCTGATATGTTTCCAATACTTGTCAAATTAACACACTGATAAAACGCATTAGATAGTGATGTAACAGAGGACATATTCAACACAGATAAATCTAAAGAAGTTAGTGCTGTGCCCCCATAAAAAAAGTTAGCCATGCTTCCAACAGGTGTTCCCGCCGACAGTTTTATCGTGGTAATCGCAGGGCAATTGTTGAACATACCGTTGAAATTCGAAGTGCCTGATACATCCAATGAATCTATTGCACTGACAGTCATATTAGAGCACCCTTGAAACTGAGACCCGGAAGTCGCGCCTAATTGTAAACTGCCCCAGTTTTTGACATCCCTTACAAGAAGTCTATCGCCGGCATTAGCAAATCTAAATCTATTAATAGTCCCTTCACATTCAATCTGATACACACCCTCCGTAGCGTATGTGTGAGTAATATCTGCGTCATTGTAGGCGGTGATTGTTGATAGGGCGCTATTGTCGCCCCAATTGACAGTAAAATTATAAGTACCACCTAAAACAAGAGGAAAGGTGAACGTGTCATTGGAGCCAACAGTCTGAATTGTAAAAACAAACTTATCACCATAATCTGTACCTGAAGACCAAAAAGAACTCCATACACCATCAGTATTGATATATGCACTATCCACAGCTTTCCAAGCATCATCTATGTTAATTTTAATGTCGCTTATAGAATGCCAAGTGCCATTTATGTTTATTTTATTACTACTATTAGGCATATATCACTCCTAAACTTCATATACTATATATAATGTACCTACAGGCACACCACTAATAGTTGGAATAGATGTACCATACATAACATTAACCACCTCGTAAGATCCCGAAATAGTGCTATGATCTCCAGTAATTATATGACCGGTTCCTGATATAGTGTATCCATTAAAATTCATATCTCCACCTAATTCAGGAGTAGTATCCTCTACTATAGACGATATACCACCAATATCTGAACCACTAATAGTTATAGTATTATCAAAATCATTATATGTTACTACAACAGACCCAATCCCTGACATTATTGTTCCCACCGCATCCTGAGCCATCTCATTGGTATAAGCAGATGGTATTTGAGCAGTTATGTCGCCAGAGATGGTCGTAATTTCTGAGTTATCAATATAATTAGTTGAGACATAACTTTCAGTAGCATATCCAGTAAGAGATGGTATCTGAGCAACTATATCGCCAGAAATAGTTGTTATTTCTGATTCAGTGTAGTATCTGTCATCAAAATCAGTAGGTATCTGTGACACTATATCACCAGACACAGTAGTAACATGGTTTTCAGTAGCATAACCAGTCAAAGATGGTATTTGAGACACTATTGACCCAGAAATAGACGCGAGTTGTGCATTAGTAGAATAATCTCCAGTTGGCTGAAAGCCTATATGACCAGAACTAGAATAGTCCAAATCATCCAAATCACTATGGGCAGCTATACCACTAACAATGGTAGTATCAACACTTACTTTATCTAGTTTACCAGTAAAAGGATTGTAAGTAAATGGCATTTTAACACCTCTCTATAAAATTTACAACAATTATTAAGAAATTGTAGGATTACTCCACGCACTTATTACTTCGTAAGTCGTATAATCAGGCCATTGTTGAGCATAGTTAGACCCTGATATAGTCCTAACCCAAGATTCGCCACCCCAAGATTCTTCTACTCTTACCACAGCGCCATCAGATCCATAATATACTTTTGTTTCTGGATTATAACGAGAACCGCCTAATACAGATAATCCGGTATTTCTATTATATGATTCAGTGTATCCAGGCATCTATTATACCCTCCCAATACGATCTATTAGTTTAATTCTATTTCTCAGTAATTTACACAAAGTTTCTTTACCCTGTAGTTGATTAGCTATAGATAAAGCGCGTTTCAACAATTTTAAATCTGTTATTTTATCAAGACGTTCCCGCAAAGTTCTTACAGACATGTCTATTATATCTTCTGCGGTTAGTTCACTTTTTATAAAAGAACTTCGTTGTTTTGTGGATGTAGATATATTAATATCATCAACAGATTCTTTAAGTTGCTCTCCAGAACCATCTTCCGCATAAGCAACTTCCCAAACATCTCTGTCCTTTAGTTTTACCTCTTTTAACCACGCTACAAAAGATGCCCCTTCAGGAATATCATGTTTAATGCCATATATACTATATAATGCATCTAATGATATTTTCTCACCTGGGCCTACTTCTCTCTTCATCGCATGTCTCCAAAGTGGAGATTTATTTCTAACATAACCTTCCATTTTACCTTATCCTCCTATTAATTTTGTTATTTACTTTTCGTTTTCCTCTTCCATTGGTAATTCATTCTCCATAATTCCTATTAATTCTATCTATCAAGTGATGTAATATATTAGATAATCTATGCAACGATAACACGCACATAAACAATATAAATATATCTATCCCACCAAAAATAGATACTAAAACTAACGTACAAACATGAAATAGACTAACCCATACTGAAGTACAATATGGGCAATCAATTAGATCATGCAAAAATTTAATCGCTCTATACTTAGAGAGATTAAATAAATATTTACGTATAGGTTTAAATAGTTCAGACTTACTTACTATATTAGTAGTAGCCTCTACACTTAATATCATTAATAAAATATATAATATCATATTATAATCCATAAACATATGTCCTATGTCCACAATCCCATATACGATCATACCCTTGGGATAATCTTAATTCGAATTCGGTCTTACCAGTTAGACGTTCTTCAGGTGTTTTTCTTAAAGAAAAATTTCTAAACCTCTTTCCATTTTTTATATAATGAGGAGTATATTTAGTTGATCCTAATAAAGTAAATCCAGATAACTCATATACCGGATTAAAAATATTACCATAACGCATATCACAGTACGATTTAATGATATATCCTTTATAATAATCAATCACTAACTTAAAAAGTTTTGAAAATCCACCAACTATAATTAAATTGAGTTTAGAACAAAATCTTTTGAGTTCCACCATATTACTACCACCAGCGTGTTTTCTACCTACATTTCCCACACTGCATGCGGCCACCAATTCCCCATTGTAATATAATCCCCAAGCCTTTAAAGCAGTAGACGCACCTTGTATGTGATTTTCTTTAAAAAATGAATTAGCAACGCCGACTGATATTTCTGATAGCACACACTTTCTTGCAAAAACCTTATTCTTTATAATCCCTAAAGCTACTAATATTCTAGAAACAACTATATCAAATTTATCTCTAATTTCATCTTCAAATATAGTTATTAGTCTAATATTTTTATCGGCGCATTTTATCATTTTATCATAATGGTAAGACCTGTTTTTGCCACCAGACACCTCACTATGCCAATATAGTCCGCACACCTCTATACCCAAACTATGCGATGGAAAATATAAATCAAGTTCTAATGGACTTATTTGAGTGCGATCGTTGTGAATCAAATTTATATTTGGGTAATTAGTTTTAAAATAGTCCACAAGTTTTTGTTCTGGTCTCGATGTATAATTATTAGAAGTATAACAATGAATACATCTTGCTCCCCTAGTATCACCAACATCTCTAAACCCATGAAAAGTAGTTTCCCAAGTATGTCCTTCTGGACATAAAAGCAATATTTTAGAATGTGTATTTTTATAAAAATCTTTATTGGTTATTAATGTATATCCATACTGTGTTACATATTCTTTAACAAATTCATAAGATCTTTTATAGACTCTATTGATATATGGAGTAGTAGATCCTGTAGATTCTCTATATTTTAGAGCCTTCTTATGTCTACACAAATCTACATTACGTTCATAGTAATCTTTATATCGTAGAGATTCTAATAATTTGTCGCGCCTTGTATTAGTGATATAGTTTTTTCTTCTAATACGTTCTTTGTCACATTCTTCATTCCCGCAATAAAGTTTCTTTTTATAATAGGTAGTAAACTCTTTTCCACAAGCTAAACAATTTCTGGTGTATTCTTTATATCCATTATTTACTCTACTACGCTTTTTATCGCGTATCCTATTAGAAAGTTTATCGCCTTCTGTTTTACAATTAATACAAAACTTTTGTTTTGATCCAGTAGGTGTAAACTCAATACCACAAATAACGCATATTTTATTTTTGTACTTCATATTAACTAATTCCTCCTATATCTATATAATTATATTATAGAATATTTTTAGAAATTTGCTAGATAAAATATGCCAAATAATACATGTTTTTGTAGGAATAATAATCCATAAAATACCTGTTTATATTACACCGCCTAAATAAATAGGCGGCGTAACATATTGAAAATACTAATTAGAACGGTCAATAACGCCTATAGAAAGCATTCTAGGATCAAGGCACGCAAATCCGACCTCTTCCCATCCAAAAAACCCGGCTTTCTGACTCCTAAGAAGCGCTGGGTCATCAAAAGCCTCATACTCTTTTCTAATAGGCATAACCAATGAGTCATTTACGCTAAGGTCAAATCCAATTATCTGGGTTTCACCTAAAGTAGATACTGTACCATCGGCTGCAGTAACATTAGGATTATCAATCTGATAAGCATTATATAATTCACTACTATCAGCTTTGAATTTACCAAACTCAGAATTATAACCATTAATATTATAAAGACCTGTAGCACCTAAATGCTGAAGTACATGTATGGTAACATTCCATATAGAACCCATACCAGATGCCTGGAAAATCTCGCGTCTAGTTACTGGGTCAATATCTGTGTCAGTCCATTCACGAATATCAGCCGCATCTTCAGGAGCAACATAAATATCAGTTAGTTTTCTTCCTAATCTTTGGAATCCTACTATCATCTTGTTTATCAGCTCTTTAGAAAGATATTTAGCACCACTAGACCCAGTCATAATTTCATATATAGGAGCTGGGCGTGATCCTAACAAACCTTTACCAGAGAAAGCAGAAGTAGCTGAAGGAATTATAACCCTCCAACCACACTCTTCCTCGAAATCAGCCATTGATTTGGCTGCTTTAGCTGCCGCACGTTGCGGAATATCAATACGTGAATCTCTAGCATAAGATAACTTCCAATCGCCGGCACCGTCAATAGAGAATGTTGGTACATTCACTTCTTCACCGATACCTTCTATGAAGTTCTGAGCCACAGAGCCAAGACCTGGCAGAAGCCATACTGGCATTTCAAAATCTTCCAAAACCTGTTACTTTTATGACCCCGAAAAGTTTTTTCGAGGCGGGGATGGTACTTCGACCTTCCCTCTTACGTTCTCACGTAAGTTCAGACTATATCATCATCCATTAATAATGGAGAGAACGTGTAGTCGTTGAGGATTTATGATATATAATTTTTAAATTTATAAAGCATACATTCTGGAATAAACTCTTTTATCTTATCAACCAAATTGATAAGTTTAGATTTACCACTTAAACATATGTAGTAAGCTTTTCCAGATAAATACATTCTGCTATTAATTCTAAAAGGGCATTCAAAAAATTTAGATAAAACCTCTCTACATAAATAGATGTTTTCATTATATGTAAAAGATTCAGTGTGCAGATCTAATCTATAAATACCGCGTTTGGCATCATATGTAAAACATCCATCGTCACATATCCAAATCGATATAACTAAACCATTTATCATATTATCTAAATTAGAAGGTACAACTTTTTTCCCATCTCTATAAAAAATATTATGAAGATTTGTTAAATAAGAGTGAGTAATAGTAGAAAAACAATAGCTGTCTTTAGTACAGCACGCTACTCCAGAAATACTATGTTCCTTAGACTCAGTCTTAGAAATGTTAGATGTGGTAAAAGGTTTTAGCATATTTCTTTTCCACACTAAATAATCCAATTGTTCCGAAGAATGTCTTTCTACAAACCTGGCATTTCTACTATCCCTGCCTATAGTCAAACATCCATCACCTAACAAAGACCCTATAATCAAACTCTTTTGACTAAAACTAAATTCGGTACTCTTTAACTCTTTGTATATATCTTGAGTAGATGTTCTAGTCGGTATGCCGTTTTTATGAAGCCATGCTCTAATAGTCATGGTGGATGCATTATATTTGGCGGCTATATCAGATAATGATTTAAAGTCTTCTACATATAATTTATACAAATCTTCTTTAATAGTTTTATAATCCATAATTATATACCATATCTTTCCTGCTGATTGTCTCTATCTTTAAGATTTTTACACTTTGGTACTTAAAGCCTAACGAGAGTTTCCAGCATATAGTTCTTTTGCTTATACTATATTGCTATAGAAGTGGCCAAAGATTTAGCCACGGGGTACACAGCTTGAGCACCAGGACCAAGCTTTTCTACTGAAAACAACTGACGCATAATAGACTCTAACTCAATGGCTTGAAGAATAGGTGTAGTAAGCGCCGCAGCAAAAGCCTTGTACGCCGCCAATCCTTCCTGAGTGCTTATAGCAGCCGTAGCCTTAAATAGTTCTTGCATTTCCTTTCGTTCCATAATAACTTTTCCTCCTTCAAGAATTTTGGATGTGATATAATCACTTTTATCCATAAATAATTTATTTAAATTGTGTATCTTGGATTATACCAAGAGTTTAATACGAATAGGATACAAAGTAGTATTAGCAATAGTAGCGGCTACTTGAGCTGCGCTAGCGCCCTTTACTACACGTGCAACTACAGAGGTAACACCTGTAGGCAAATTAGTAGTAGCATTATTTACTTTACCATATCCACCAGTTTTATCTGGGTACAACATATCACCAGGTTTCATAATTGTAGTTCCAGCGGTATCTACATTGTAATGAATAGTATCATAAATACCCAAATGAGCTACTCCAACAGGAGCTACTTTAGTACCATTAATTACACCACTAGAATTGTATTTAGGCTGAGCAATAACATCTGAAGAGCCTAAGTCGCCAGGCATATAATATCCAGCTGGATGAACTTGATGATAACCAGTCTTAACGGACTGCATCAAAAATCCAAATGGTGTTGCCTCTGCGCCAGAGTAAGAACCATCAGCGGTGTAAAGAGACACTATAGCCTCTTGTTGTGCTGCTTCATTAACCAGATAGCATACTGCGCCAGCATAAGCCAAAACTGCACCTACGCCAGTAGATGTACTGGTTTCATTAAATTGACAAAATTGATCTTCTATAACAGGATGTCTAGGAATAAACATAATTACATTCCTCCTTATTTAAATTTACTAATTTATTTTACTTCTTTTCAGATTTTATATCAATAGCCATCTGGCTACCTAATGCTTTGTACTTACTTAATAAATCTGAAGATGTATCAGATTCCATATTAATAGATGCCATAGATGTTGATGAAGTATCTATACTTGGCTGTACGCTCACAGCTGCATCAGTAAGATTATCCACAGTGTCATTAGCGGCACTGTTAGAAGCATCAGCAGCAGCTGCCTGCAACTGACTAACAACAGACTCTCTAATAGACACAAGTTCTACTTTGTAAGAATCAAACTCTTCAGCAGACATTTCTCTAATCTTTGCTAATTGTTTGTCCTTATCAGTAGAAGCTACACCAGCAGATTCAAGATCCATCATTCTGGAAGCAGATAACTGGTCCTTCTTAATATTTGTTAATTCTTGTTCTGCAGACTCAGCCTTCTGAGTAAGACTTGTCTTTTCTTCTTCAGATTTAGTTTTATATTCTTCAAATTTCGCCTTCTCATCTTCAAGTAATTTATTAGAATCCTCAATTGTGCTTTTAAGAGCACTTAACTCAGACTCTAAAGATGCAATTGATTCTTGCAACTTAGCCATTTCAGCAATATGAGATTCATCCTTTGCCTCTAAAGATGAATTCAATTGTGTTATAGTTTCAGCTGCTTTATTTAAAGCATCTTCAGTTTCTTGTCTCATTTCAGCTTCTTCTTTTTTCTTGAAGATCTCTTCAACGACGTTCTCTACATTTTTCAAAAGTTGATCGTTCATAGAAAATAAACCTCCTTATAAATTTTTTATGTA